AATTTGACCGTAAATACCAAAGTAGGTTTCGGCTAATTCATCGGTTAAATCAATAATCTTGTCGTAAAAGCCGCCCAATGCCTTGTGTTTGGCATAAGACTTAGTAGCCCAATGGAAAAAATGGGTATTTGTGCCTGAATGTAGCATGGTTGCAAGAAACAACGCCATTGATTTTTCCATAAAACGCTCCTTTTGCTTTATTTTATAACACTTTTTGGATAATTCCTAACGCTCTTATAGCGGCATCTACGCTATCCACACGGCTTACAGCACCGCCTTTCCACTTACCCATAAAGTCCAATTGGTCAGGGGTAAACTTGGCTTTGGCATCCTTCTTTATTTCCATAAGCAAAGTTTCACCTGCAAATCCCACCAAAAGGTCAGGGCATCCATGTTTCATTGCGGCTAAAGATACAACCGTAGCCCCAGCTTGTCGCAATGCAGCAACAATTTCCTTATGGTTTGTGTCAACTCTTGCGTATGTCATTGATTATTCTTAATTTTAAGTTAGTATTAGGTAACTTTAGCACTATGTCATCCTCTACTAAAGGTTTATATGCCAGCTAAACCAATTAGCACAGAATTACTGCAAGAAGCTGTAAATGAATATTACACGACCAATAATAAAGTTCATGCAGCTAGGAACTTAGGCATACCAACAGGCACTTTTGCTCATCGTTATAACACAGGTATAGCGAAAGGTTTAGTCCCTAATGCCAATTTGAAAGCACCCGATGAAGGCATAGCTTACGAGTTGTCTGAAGCTAGGGCTAAGATACGCCAATTAGAATCATCGGCTCAAGCACAAGCCAAAGAAGATTTTAACGCTGAGTATGTTAAGCGCAAAATAATTAAACTTGTTGAATCTGAAATAGATATACCTGATTGGATTGTTCGTAAACCTAAAGGCCACAATGTTACGGGTATTCCTACGTTGCTTGCATCTGATTGGCATTGGGGTGAAGTTGTTGATGCAGCCCAAGTAGGCGGTGTGAATGAATATAACTTAAAGATTGCACAAGACCGAGCAAGAGCCTTTATAGAAACATCTATAGACCTGCTAAAGAATCGGTTTAATAACCCTAAATATGAGGGTGTGGTGTTTGCGCTGGGTGGCGATATGTTCTCAGGAAATATCCATGATGAATTGGCTACCACCAACGATATGGAAGTTATGCCCTGCGTTCTTGATCTATGGGGTACGCTGGTTTGGTGTATTGAAACATTGGTAGAAGAATTTGGTAAGGTATTTGTGCCTTGCGTATCAGGCAATCACGGTAGAAACACCCATAAAATACAAAATAAGAACCGTAACTACACTAACTTTGATTGGTTGCTTTACCAGTTTCTAAACAAACGGTTTGAAAATGATAAAAGAATAACTTTCTTCATACCTGACGGGTCAGACGCTTACTATCAAGTGTATGGCTATAAATACCTACTTACGCATGGCGATCAATTTAGGGGTGGTGATGGGGTTATTGGCTGTCTTGGTGCAATCATTCGTGGCGATCATAAGAAACGCTCTAGAAACGCACAGATAGACCAAGAATACGACACTATGCTTATAGGTCACTTTCACCAGCTTATCCAGTTGCAGCGATTAATTGTTAATGGTTCACTTAAAGGTTATTGCGAATATGCTTATAGCAACAACTTTGGATTTGAGCCGCCAAGACAAGCGTTATGGATTACACATCCTTTACATGGCATTACCTTTTCATGCCCAGTCAATGTAGACCGTAAAAGTAAACCAATAAATACGACATGGGTTAGTTGGAGCGCATAAAATGAAACTAACGCCTGAAATACTAAAAAATCTGTATTCATCGCTGTATTGCACTTACCCGTTTACCAAATGGCCTATGCCTTTGCCCGATGAAATTGAGTTTATTGTTACGGCTGATCCTGAACTAATGGGCACTTACCTGCTAGATACAGGTGGGGATTATGAACATACTATTACCATATCTTCAGGGCGTTGCAGTCACTTTTATACCGTTTTGACTACGCTTGCTCATGAATGTATACACATGAGTTTTCATAAACAAAAAGGCGAAAAGTGGTCGCAGCACGGTCAGCCGTTTAGAACTCGTTGCAAGATGGTAGCGGCAGAACTAGGTTTTGATCCGCTTGAGTTGTAGATACATTGTAGCTACATATTACGGTGGTAAGCGTCTTTAGGATTATTAAGCATTGATTTAATAAGACTTTGTATATCAAAGAAGTATTGAATTTCTTTCATGCCGTTGTGCCGCATGATTGTAAAACTCATTTCTTTGCTTTCTTAGATTCTGCTCTATGCAAATTCATTACCATTTCGGATTGAATATATATTTTGCTTTGTAGATCATCCATCATGCTATATACAGCCCAAAGCGCACCACTATGGGGGTCATCTACGCCTTGTGCAATTAATTCAACAACATCTCGTATGTTAGAAAGTTTGTAAGACAATTCTTCTAAATTGTTGGCTGCATCCCATGTACTCATTTTTTATACCTTAGTAGCAATCAAGTAAGCCCCATAATTCGCAAAAGCATATCCAGCATACATACAAGCCAGTCCAAAATCTCCTTTAAACAACTGCTCTCCAGCGATGTACACATAGATAAGGCCCGTAATAATTATTAGGTTTGCACTCATTTTATAAGTTCAAGTGTCTGAGCGAGTAGTGATTCTTCAGTAACATCATATTCTGTTTCAAATCTTCTACGCCCCATTCCGTGAATACTGGTATTTGGCCACCGATGATGGTATGGGCAGAGCGGTATAACAGGGGCATCACTTCGTCTACCAGTTCTTCTAATGTGATGCAGTTCTGCTGGCGTTCCCTCATTGCCTTGATGCCGACATAGTGAGCATCCCAATTCAGCAATTTTTCTGTATTTTTCTTTTTCACTTTTAGTGGCCATTTATATGATCTACGGTCATCTGTTCTAACTTTTCTGCGGATTCAGCAATATCTACGCTGATCTCTAACATTTGGGTTAAATCGTTGCGCCTTAAAGCATCATCGTACATTTTAGATAGTAGTTTAAGAATAAGGAATTCTTCGGTTATTTTTAATTGTGTCATTTTAGGATTCTATCTTGGTTGCGGTTTGATACTTCTAAAGTTTGCCATGTAGCGTGTCTAAGTCTTGCAGCTTCTAGTTCCCATTTTAGCTTTTCAGCGTTTTCCGTAGCTGCTCCAATCGCTTTACATAAATTTTGATAATCTTCGCTTCGATAAGCCTCACGCTCCTGCGCCCCGATAGTTTGTTCGTTAGTTTCAGCCATTTTGATAGCTTTGAGCGAACTTTTATACGCCTCAAGTTGCGCCAATTCACCTTTTGCTTGTGCATATTTACCTGCGTTCTCAAGAATAAAGTCTATACATTTGTTTGGGTCTATCTCTCTTGTCATTTATGCTCCAAAAAGTAGGGTTTGCGTTATAACTTTGCCACCAGCATCGTATTGTTTTGTTTCACCTTTTGGATATGGCAAAACATCATAATTAAGTTTGCGTTGCAACAATTTTTTATCTGTTTTTGTCCCATGAAAGTATATATATCTGTGTTTGGCACTCCTAAATTGCCTTATAGATGGGTCGGTAGCGTGTCTGCTATGCTTTCCTTCTCCAGCACTCATGTCCGTTCTTTCTTTAGTAGTGCCTGTAAATAAAAAGTTTGTGGCCTGATAAACATAACCTACATGACCTTGTGCTGTGTCTGCATAAGAAACAATAATTTTAGGTTTAGGCAACATTTGTATTGAATTGCCTACTAGAAAACTAGATTGATTTTTAGTGTTATCAAGCAAGCAGAGCCTATTTAACTCAAGAACAAACTCTTTGTAATCTTTACCACATATGCCTTCGCACAGACTGTTAGATGCTGGAATTCCGTAAGTTATAACCCCAACCAATTGATTTTCCTCGTAAAGTCCAAAAGCGTAACTAATGCTTGGAAGTCTTTTGGCATAATGTTTTTCCATTATCCAAGGTACAGCTTCTTCAGACTTAATTGGCAATACTTTCATTTACCCAGCCTTTTTTTAATTAACATTTTCATGCGTTCTTGGTCTTTTTCTTGTACAAGTAACCGTACAACTTCATCCCATCCTCGTCTTTTGGCTACGCCTATGTACCAATCGACAAGATATTGTTCATGTTTGCTGGTTAATTCTTTCACCGATCCACCTCATTACTGGTACTGCCATAGAGTTGCCTAATGCTTTGTATCTATTGCCATCAACTGCTTTAGGTATGTTTGTGTAGTTATCAGGAAAACCTTGCAATCTCTCACATTCAATAGGGGTAAGTCTGCGTACTTCCATGTCTTGCATAACTTTAGGGCCACTATGAGTTGGGCCAGCCATATCGGCAGTCATGGTTGCCGCTATATCACCCTGTATAGTTCCATTATATGTATCTACAAATTGAGCTAAAGGTACATTGTTTCCACCAGTTCCACATCTTGCTGTAACTGTTGGGCTAATTGTAATTTCTTTTATTCTGCTGTCTGTTGGATGATTTTCATAGACAATGCTTTGTGTAACATTTCGGGCAATATTTTGTTTCTTTCTTTTGCCCTTCTCAAAATCCCCTGACAGGCTTTCGGACTCAAATAATACTTCTGCGGCAGGTTTCCAATTTCCAAGATGTCCGACAACAAACACTCTTTTGCGTCTTTGGGCCACTCCGAAATACTGAGCGTCAAGCACCCTATATGCGAACCCATACCCGAGTTCTGCCAACGCCCCGAGGAAGCTACCAAAATCCCTTCCTTCTCCACTACTGAGGACACCTGGCACATTTTCCCATACGCACCACTTGGGTCTAAACTTGTCAAGAATTCCCACATAGGTAAGAGCGAGGTTGCCTCTTGGGTCGTCAAGTCCTTTACGCAAGCCTG